CAATCCAGTGGCAACCAGCATAGGCGCAGTGTGGCCGCAGGACGTGCAGGCAGCAGTGCTGGGCACCATGTTGAACAAGGTAAACATACAGCGAGCTGACTGGGCAGACGGTGCCGAACTCTTGGCCATGGCGGTGGCCGGTCTCATATTGATAGGCATGGCGAGGTGGACTTATGTTGGTATCGGAACGATGGTTGTGGTGGTTGTCGCTGCTGTGCTTGGTAGCCGCTGGGGTTATAGCGAGCATAGATTTCTATGGGACGCTACTGCCATTACAGCAAGCAGCGTTGTGGTCGCTCTGCATGCCTACGTGGTGAAGTTCGTGAGCGAGTTCCTACAGAAGCAGCAGATCAAGCGGCAGTTTGGCACTTACCTAAGCCCAGACTTGGTGGCACAGCTACAGCGCAATCCAGACTTGCTGGTGCTGGGTGGTGACAGCAAGGAGTTAACCATACTCTTTACAGATGTCAGAGGATTCACCAGCATCAGTGAACACTATGGCAGCGACGTGCAAGGTCTGGTAAAGATCATGAACCGTTACATGACTGCCATGACCAAGAAGATATTGGAGAACAAGGGCACGCTTGACAAGTACATAGGCGACGCGCAGATGGCATTTTGGAACGCACCCTTGAACAATCCGCAGCATGCCAAGGATGCGGTGAAAACAGCCTTGGAAATGTTAGGGAGCCTAGATGAATTCAACAGAGAAGTTGCCGCAGAAGGCGTTCCGCCGTTTGGCATGGGCCTTGGAATTAACACTGACACTGTTGTTGTGGGCAACATGGGCAGTGAGCAGCGTTTTGATTACACTTGCCTCGGTGATGGTGTTAATCTTGCTAGCAGGTTAGAAGGCCAGAGCAAGCCATATCATGTGGCCATGGTCATCGGACCAAAGACCAATGAATATGTGAAGGACTCGTTTTTCACTCTACCACTTGATTGCCTAGCAGTGAAAGGCAAGAAGGAAGGCGTTGACATATTCACAGTCCTAGGCGAGCTCAGCAAGGTACCGGTTGGTTACAAGAACGCACGTAACGAGCATCTCACCATGCTCAATGCCTACAAGGCCCAGCGTTTCGTCATAGCCAAGAGCATGGCACTGGGACTCAAGGGCAAGTTTGATGGCAAGATGGATGGCTATTACGACATGTGGGCCGAACGCTGTGACGAGTATGCTAAGAATCCCCCAGGCAAAGATTGGGATGGCGTCTACAGGACCAACACCAAGTGATCAGCTGTTGCCGCTAGCTGCTTCGGCAGCATCTGGGTTGGTCTTTATCTTTCGTGCACGGCGAGTTTTCTTGATCATGCTGAGCTCTTCAGCAGCTCTCTTTTGCTGTGCTGCGGCTTCTAGCTCGCGTGCCTGAGCAGCTGCTGCTGTCTTGACATCATGAAGATGCCGCTCTGATTCTATCTCCTTGCCGCGCAGCTGCAGCACGATATTGAGCTTTTGGTTCAGTCGTATGAGATCATTGTCCAGCATGCGTATGCGATCGATCAGCGCGATCAGCACGGTGTTGGCATCGCTGAGTATGGGTTTGATCTCCATGGTAGCCCAGCGCCATATGTAGTAGATGATGTAGCTGAGACCACCTGCTGCGACCACAGGGAATCCGTACTTGTTGATTGCAGCTGCTATGTCCATGTTAGTGATACATCAACCAAATGGTTTCTTTGGCCAAGATGGCCACGGCCATCATGAGATACACAGACAGCAGTCCATAGACTGTAGCGTTTAGTTGTTTGTCAGTCATCATAGATGTATCCTATCACAAAGCATGTCTGCGCACATGACCAACAGGGTCATGCCCATTATCACCAACACATGGCTGAGAGTGTCCATGTGGTCCCAGGCGCTGCGCGCCAGCTTGATATCATTGCTGAGGTGTCGCTTGAAAGTTTCAATCATCGTAGGTCAATCCTGTGGCATGGTTGAGAAATTCAACCAATATTAGATATGCGATCGTCATGAAGAACGCCACAGCCATCATCTTGTCAGCGTGCATCAGTCTCTCCTCGCATCGTTCTTACCATCAGCTCGCGCTATGCGATCAGTGTCTGGTTTGACACCAAGAGCATTGCTCATCAGCGTGTCGATCCTTATGACATCGTGATTCATGGTCTTAACTCTGTTGTCCAGCGCCATGATGATGCCACTCAAACCCTTGACTGAACTCATCACGCCGGCCAATATGAACTTCAGCGTGAGAAACACGAAGTAGCCTCCGCCCAAGGCTGCTGCCATGGGAAAACCAACTTCGCCTATTAGTTTGAGCGCCTCATCCATGTGCGTATTTATTTTCAGGTTGACAACCCTACAATACATGCTAGTATGAGTGGTGAAAAAGAGGACAGATCATGCAAGAGCTACTGGAACTAGCGGCCAAATATTGCCAAAAGAAGAACCTGATCTATGCTGATTATACTGCCGGGCTCACAGCTGCTCCTCTGGACCAAACGCTGATTAGCAAGCTGATACAGTATCACAAGGAGTGGTTGCGATGATCTCTGTGCCCTATCTCTTGATCGTTTGGACCATGAGCCATGGTACCATGCAGACTGCCTACAGCAGCAAGGCTGCTTGTGAAAATGCTAGGCATACTTTGATGCTGTCTGCAGTTGGCAAAGATGGCAAACCGCTGCACGATCTCAAGGCAGTTTGCATCACACAAAATGACATAGACTAAGCTGTTCAAGAAACGAGATGTTGAGTAACCTTGCGGACTTCTGCCAGCAATGGATCCATCTTGTCTTGGAAAGCATTTGTCATATCTACCAAATCGTCTCCGTTGGTGTAGTAGTAACTGCAACGATCAACATGAGTCATTGGTATCTTTATCAGTTCTTGATCGTGCCTCACCCTGCTGAATTCTATGTTTGACATGGTTAGATTGCCCAGCTGATCGTACCATACCATGGCATCCAGAGTGTCTGCGCTATAGAGCAGCCAATTTAGGTGAGTCAGCACTGTGTTGGCAAATGCCTGTATGTTTTCAATACGGCAAAGCTTCTTCTCTATGGGCTTTGCTATCTGTTGGGCATAGGTCTCACGATCAAAGTTCCACATGTCAAAATCCATGCCTATGCAATAGCTGATCATTGCATTGCCCACGTCTTGGCGGCAGAGTCCTATCTTGTAGCTGCGAGGATCGTTCAACAGATATTTTTCAAGTAGCTCTGTGCCATGAGCTTGCCAGTCTGGCGGATCAAGCTTGAAAGTGATCTTGTGAGTTTCCATCATCTTGCGCAGCCAGATCAGCTTGTTGCGCATCAAATGCGGCGGCGGTGGCCGCACTTTGGCAAGATTGAGATTCTGGCCAGTGCGACCAAACGGTATGACATCGCCGTCCATGTATCCCATGCCGTATCCTTTGTTGGTCTTTACCACGAAGTGATTTTGGCTGAGGAACTCGTTAAGGAAGAGAGAAGGACGCATGTGCAGGTCCCAGTTGTAGCGTATCCAATCGTCTATCATAAGTGCCAGTGCTGTGCTGCCAAATCTAAAGCTGCCGACCACGATGAAGATGTCATGATGTCCGAGAAATTCCTGCTTGTGATTCATCTAACATGATAGAAAATCTGCAGCAGAGAATCAATAATCATGCATGGATCAGTTTTGCGTTGAATTTGGCCAAGACATCACTCTGACTTTTGAAGTCTATGAGACTTCGCTGGCACAGCGATGGTATGCGCTGCTCTACGAGGTGCTGCGAGATAATCCAAGCCTGCGCGAAGATGATCGCCTGCATGATTTTCCCAACAGCAGTTGGAATGAATCAACAGTAGTTGAACGCATCAACAACTGCATAGACATCATCAACGCAAACATACCGATCATCACAGAGAGAGCAGTGGTAGGCGGAGGCAGGCAACAGCTGAACCATCTGCATCATCGCTTTGAGCAGTTGCGAGGTGGCATATTGACACCCAGCACTCATTGGCAACAGGCTGGTTATGTGGTCAAGACAGCCATCAATGACTTAAACCTGCAGATCCATAGGTTGGAAGACCTGCTGGATAGCAACTTGAAACCAGAACTGTGGCCTCACATCTACATCACTTTTAACAATTTTCAAAGAAAGCCATTAGAGCCGGAAGATTACCAGCTGTTCACCACGGACACGCAGTTTGGCGAAGTGTATCTAAACTACTGCGAAGTTGGCAAGCAACTTTGGAACGTGTACTTTGATCAAGACCATGTGGTAGGTGATGACAACATACGGCCCCTGCGCTACTACAGCCCAGAGATGTTGATCACGTTCTATGACAGCACACAGGCCAGCGAGTTGCCAAAGTTCTGGGCATGGTGGGACGAAAACGCTGAACATCTGGAACAGCTGGGCTTCCACAAGGACGATCCGGATCTCAGCATAGGAGCCATACCAGTAGCAAGGCTGCAAAACAGCGTGGATCGCAAAGATTTAATCAATGCTATCAGTGGCTTTGATCGAGTGAAAAGAGTTTACATACCCTAGCCGACAACAGGATCGACCAGCACTGGTGTCTGGCCGCGCATCATGATGTTGTCGCTGTGAAGATCTACGACGAAACTGCTGCCAGCACGCTGTATCACTCTCAGCGCATCGTAGATGCCAGGATATTCCTTGCGTATCCACTGCAGGTCTTCCTTGCTGATGTCATCAATCGTTTCAACATTGTTCAGCAGGTCAGCCAGCTGCGTGTGATCATAGGCACCGCGACTGCGCAGCTTTTCTAATCTGACCACGTAGGTGTCTGGTGCTATCTGCACAGGTAGGCCCTTGACACGCGGCACGTTGGGATTGTCCTGATGCTTGGCTGCCCAGGTTATCCACCATAGATAAGCAGGATCGTGGCTCCACAGCTTGAACATCCACGGATAACCTGGCTTGAGATATATCTCGCTGAAGCTGCCCTGACCTATGTGCTTAAATCCTTGGTCTTCCAGATAGTCTGTGAGCTTTTCCATGGCCATGTCGCGCTCGCTGGCAGTCTTCATCTTGCTGGGCTTCAGTTCTCGCTTGGCAGCTCGATACACGGGATCTGCCCTATAACCTTTGAGCTCGTCAAGCTCTCGCCGCTGGTCAGCGTTGGCGCTCTTTAATATGATGTCAAACTCTGGCCAACGCACATGCCAATAGTCCTTGAGCATGTGCACAGCATTCACGGCTTCGTCGCCTTCGCCCAGCTTGATAGCTTCTAGTATGCCCTTGACGAATTTGTTCTTGTTGGCTTCTAGGTCAAGGTCCCAGTCATCTGGGTTTGGATAGTATTGCGGATCGAGATTCTCGTTCTCCAGCGTGGAATAGATCTCAGATAGCTCACCAACCAACCACACGTTGGGACCAGTTTCAAGATGCGTGGCCATGTCAGCCATGTGCGAAGCTATCAGCTCCATGATCCATTCAAAATGTTCATCTTCGGTCAGCTGTGGTTGGTCAGCGTCAATGCTCTTTTCTATGACATCAAGCTCTGGCCACTCAACACCTATGCGCTTCATCCTATCTATGGTAAAGCGTGCGCTTTCGCGATTAACCTGTTGATCGTCATTAAAGTCACCATTTACTGTTTTCAGCAGTTCTTTGACGATAGCTCGCTTGTGGTCATCAATCATCTCAGCCACTTCAGGCCAGTCCTTGAGCTTCAAGCCCCAATCATCCATGTGATACATCACGTAGTAGATGCCGCGACTGCCATTCTTTTGAAGGTCGCGAGCGAAAATGCCTATGACTGTGTCGCGGGCCTCGTCCCTGAGGGCTGCTGACGCGGAATCATCGCCCTCTGATAGGCTGCGCCTGATGGTCTCCAGCTCTGGCCACTTGACTCCTAGATCACGCAGCAGCCATATGTAATGATTGGCTTGATCATAATGTTCTTCTCTGAACAGTGTCAACAGCGCACGTATGATGGCGGTCTTGTTGTGATCCACTGCAGCGGTGATCTCTGGATACACCTGCTTGATGTAACCCAGCAATCTATCAAGCTCTCTTATACCAAACCATAGGTTGTCTGTGTCAACCATGTGCTGGAACCAATCGGCATACTTTTGTGCCAGCGGTGCGAATATCTCCTGCACTTCGCTGGGATCTGTTTGGTTCAGCTTCTGTATGGTATAGCCTATCTCAAGATCACGTTTGTGCTCAAAGTCCCAGGCCAGATTGTCTGCCACGCGCTGGATCCAGCGCTGCTGGCCTCGTATGGCTTCATCCAGCTTGTCATCCAAGCTGAATGGCACCTTGTTTCTTGGTGGCTTCTTTCCCCACAGCTTGTCTAGATCGCGTGGATTTTCTCTGCGCACGTCAACCTTTGTGCCCAGCTTAGTTGGTTCAACCTTGCGCGGATCACGTGATTTCAGTACAGGGTTGCGAGCATTGATAGCCATGGGATTGATGTTTTCGCGCACGCTCTTGCTCTTGGTCTTGCCGCCACGAGCACGCTTGCGGCGAGCTGCACAGTGTGCCTTCTGGCTGAACCCCTTGGGATGGCTGCAGTTGATGCTGCGCTTGTACTTCTTGCTCCACGCTTCGCCCAAACCAGCTCGCATGCTGCGCTTCATGATGTCTATCTCTGGCCAGCTGATCCTGGCACGATCCAGCGCATCGAAGATGGTCTCCATGTATGAGATTTCTCTGCCTGAATCTATTGATGAGCGCAGGTGCTTTAGTATGACACGGAGTATCTCTGGCTTATAGTGTTCCAACACAGGCGTGGTCAGATCAGCATAGCCTCGGTTGACACCCAGGACACCATATATGGCATCAATCAATTCGTACCATGCTTGATTGGTTGACTGGGTCTTGCGCATCTTTTCCAGATTAGCCGACACACCCCGCACGGCACGCTCGGCATCCTGCTTGGCGTATGCGGGATTGGTCTCAGTGAGCTGATTGTAATCATTTAGTGCGCTCTTCTGTATGGTCTCTAGCGCTGGCCAAGTCAGTCCGATATCATGCAGCGTGCCTATGGCTACGAGAACAGTTGGCATCCACTCTGCTTCATCTTTTGCCCATTCCAGCATGCCACGAGTGATCACGTCCTCGAATGGTGCGATTTCCTCAGCATAGCTGGGATCCAGATCCTCGTCTGTGAGGTTGTAAAGTGATTGCACAGCGTAGTATCCGTCACCATTTTCTAGGCAGTCAAACAGGTGATTTATCTCAGGCGAAGCTGGCTTGCCCAGCGCATAAGCTTCGTCTAATTCTGGGCTAGGTTCGCGAGCCATGGCATCTAGGCTCTTTTCTATGGTCTCGAACTCTGGCCAGTGCGCGCCAAATTTTTCTAACCCACCCAGATACTGCGGCATGATGTACTGCACACTTTCCCTGTCATTGTTGCTCATTGTAGTTAGCATGGCTCGCATGAGGCCAGCCTTGTGAGCGTTCAACAGCTTGCTGAGATCTTGGCCAGGGTGAGTAGTCCAGGCCAGCTCACCTATGATCTCCAGCGCAGCATCATAGTCACTTTTGTCAAAGTCCTGGCGCAGGTATCGCAACAGATTCTCTGTGCTGGTATAGTAATCATCGCGG